TATCATACCCAAGTTCCTTGGCTAGAATAGATCCCTCATCAGCTAATACCTTCAATATCGGGTTCAAGTTCCATATCTGATCTTGACTGACGAACATCGAGTAACATGGATCCTCATCCTCCCCATACCATCCTCCCATCCCGCTCACTATTTTATCCAAATCAAGTGAATAATCTTTCCCGGGTAAAAAATCATCTCTAAGAAAAAAACCTCTATATGGGATCATATCATGTATGCCGGGTTGGTCGTCAAATATGAACTTAGCGTTCTCGGTCAATCTAATCAATGTTTGCAAGACAGAGGATATATCTATGGGTGCATATTCACACCTATAGACCTTATTATTTATCCAAAGATATTGAAGAAGCTCGGCTATATTAATAGTCCCGTCCTCCACATATCCTGTCTTGTTATCGAAGTTTATTTTGGCTAGAGGTATATTACTTCCTTGTGGTTGATCACTTTTTTCATTACAACAATGCACGAACCTGTCAAAGAATATATCTTTCCAGCCAAAATATTTATCCATTAGCGTCATGGGCTTATTTTTTATCGTATAATGACATGACGTTGATAAGGTCAGCCTTTCTAGCCATCCCCTCAAGTTTGTTAAAGCCATCCATATTATCTCCACTGATGATGATAGTAGGGTATACCTCTATACCGTACTTGGATATTTCCTCCTCCGTGGCCTTGTTCTCCGGGATCTGGTTCAACGTAACCTCACCCTCATACTCCTGTAATGTGTTGGCGATAATATATCGCATGTAGTCGCTGTATCCAGCGTCTTTCTTCGTGAAAAAATCAATTCTTACCATCTCAAATAGTTATTAATCTGTTAATAATCAAATCAGCGGTAAATATAGCATTATCTACCTCATCTATACTCATCTTTCTCCCATCGAAATTGTTAGATAATAAATCCTTAACAATCTGATATCTACGCTGCTCCCAATTTACGTCTACATCAAAATTCAGATTCTTTACATAATCATAATTTAATTCATTATAACTGTAACTGAGATACTTAACTATCGGGAATAGGCTATCATCAATAGTGCGCTTGATTACATTAACGTATTTACCTGTTCTTTTGTCGATAGCTCTTAATCTCTCATCTACTACTCTTTTTCCTGACTCTTCCATTCTATAAGCCCTTTGTTATGTTTATCGTAATATAATAACGCTATGGCGTTCCAGCATACGGCGGATAGATGCATGAATCCCTCCTTATCATATCTCTCCCCTTTCGTATAAGCAACCAAGTGTCTCATGAGTGCACCTAGATAACGATTGAACCCATCAGGTATATCCTGCCATGAGTTATCAGCGTACTTCTTGGCACCTTCCGTATATACCCTCACGATGTCCTCTATCTCAGCCAAAGGAAGGAGATCCCACCGGAGTTTACCGTCGGCCCGGTCGTCCTTCCCCGTCCCGTCCTTGCCTGGCAGCCCACCTCCTTTATTGGCGTCCTCATTCCCATCTGGCTGGATGATCTCCTCCGATAAGGCCTTATTGCTATTCATTACTATCTCCTCCGCCTCATCCTTGTCTATAAGTCGTTCCCTTATAGCTATATGTAGCGGCAATACCTCATCCTCTCCAGCCCACATGAAACCATATCCCTTTGGATATAACGTTGATAATTTCATCGTACCTGTATTATCCGCCGTTCTTTCAACCTCCCAGATCTCACCCTCGCAAAAGACCTTGTCAAATTTATTAAATTCGTATTTCATATCCTTTCCCCTCCCTCTTGGTGTATTCTTATTGCTACATCATCATCAAGTGAGGATAATGCTTTAATATGTAATAATATATCTCGTTCATCGCTCTTATTTTTCCCTGCAATACATGATAAAATATTACCATTCATTTCTATTGTAGCCCATCCTTTTATGACAGGTTCGTGCCTCTTCAGCTTAGCGGCATCTTCTCTCGTTATCCAATATTCTTCAAAGATTATGTCTGGATACATAGCTTTTATTTCCTCCCCGGTTTTATACCACGTTGCCATATCTCATGTTTTTAATTAATAAAACTCGCTTAAATCCCTGCATTCTGGTGTCTCTCCTGTCATAGAGTAAAGCTCACCAGATGATAGATGCACGCAATGAACGGTCTTCCCGTCTATATACTCACTTCGCTTCGTGATCCCACAAATAGCGCAGCGTTGGATCCCCGGACCCGCCTTTATCCATGAGTGCCGTACGCTCCTCTTCCTTGTCCTGTTGGTGTCATTAAGCTTTCTCATGATCAATCCTCCAAGACCGTTACAATCTTATCTTTCCCGATAATAACCTCATTTCCGCTTCTCACATCAAAGCATCTCCCTTCATCTGCCTCCTTGAAATAAAGAGCGCCATTGTACTCGAATAAACCGAAACCGTAATCATCTAGCTTCATCTCGTTAAGTTTATTAAATTTATACACGTTTTTCATATTCTCCATATTATATTGCATTACTGGAAATATCATTATGATACTTATGCCTATTACAAGCAACCCTGTGTAAAACTTTTGTGAATCATATTTTTCCCATCCCTCCATCATCATGGCAAAGGAGATTACTGTTATTATAATAATAGATATCAACCCTACCATATCACATCCTCCTTTCTTTCAAAAATCCCATCATATCCTCCACGCTAAGCTGGAATCCGGCAGCCGCCTTATGGCCTCCTCCACATGGGTTGGCCTT